CAGTCTCGTTATGCTCTTACAGGCAATCAACGGCGTAATCTCTACAATCAAATTATGACACAGGATCTTATGGATATCGATCGATCAGATCTTATCTTTGCTAATATCCGTTCGGTAGATGGACGAGGTATTGGTACCGCTATGGAGATTATGTATGCAAGTCTTCAGAGGAAACCAATTATTGCATGGTCAGGGAAAGATGACCAACATCACCCTTTCTATGAGTCGCTTGTAACAGAAAAGCATCACAATCTTGATGAAGCAATCGAAGCAATGCGGAGCTATGTAAAATGAGACTTTACACTGTAGAGCTACTTGATGCAGACGGTTATTGGGAAGCCACTCCAACTGGTTATACTAGTAAAGAGACTGCGATTAATAAGGCTATGACTATTAAGGAAAAAGAAGAGATGGTCAGAGTAGTAGTTCAAGAAGTTATTTATGAATTTGCAGATGGAGAGGAGTGGTTTGCATGACTATGGATGAAGCATTTGTTAGCCCAGAAGATAAATGGACTGACTGGGAACTTCTGGAAGATATGTATGAAGAACGAGCAGCTATCTTACAATTTGAAGCTAATTACTCTCAATTTGAAGCCGAGAATTTAGCTGCTCAGATGTATGGATTCTATAATAAAGCACATCTAAAATACCATATTCAAGAGCTTAAGGCAAAATGACTAAAGACTACAACCGAGTAGAAATGCGTATTTTAAAAGAAATACATAAGGAAAAGCAGATGAAAGATAAAGCAGAAGATAGACCGTTTCGAGAGGAGATCCCTGAACTTATGGGAAAAATCTTTGATGACACACCGGACTTTCATGGTGACTTTAAAAGTATGAGTGAGGAACAGCAAGATGCAATCATTAACCCTCAACACTATAAACTGATTTCTCGAGAAGCTTATGAAAAGTTCCCGAATGGTCTTGAATATATGAACTTGATGGAATATATTCTTGCTCATCATAAAGGTGTCGAGGCACATTTACTAGGCCAGATTTTTAAGTATGCAATGCGTCTTGGTAAGAAAGATGATGATCTTCAAGATGCCAAGAAAATTCAGTGGTATGCAAACTATCTCGTTAACGTAATCAAGGAACGTTCCTAATGTCTTATGAAGAAGTCATTGCTCGTGTTATGAGAGTAGCAAGCATTGTCGAGCTTGATGCTAAAAACCAAGATAACAAAGAACGTATGAAAGAGATCATTAATCTTGCAAGAATCTTGAAATTTCAAACAAATGAGGTTCAACAAGAACTGAATGATCTAAAAGAATGGGTTGCTCAATACATTGAAATGTCTCAAGATGACTTTGACAAGTACTGGCGACAACAAAGAGTGAATTTTTACAAGTAATTACGATATCTGACCTTAAAGAACAACTAGGAGAAAACTATGACTGATTATCGGTTTGTTCGTAAGATTGCTAAGATGTATCGTGACATGCATCCTGATTACTCAATCCGGAAAGCTGTGTTTAGGGCCTACGAAGCTTATGAGTTCTATCGTGAAACTGAAATCAAAATCATGGATGAACACTATGAAAAGGGGTATCAATGAAACGTTATGTATTCGATATTGAAACAGATAACTTACTGAGGAAACTGACTACATTTCACTGTGCTGGTGTTAAAGACCATGATACAGGTGAAGAGTGGTTCTACAATTCCAATAATCAAGGCGACTTTCAGGCATTTCTTGATAAGCTCGATGAAGCCGATGTCATTGTAGCGCATAATGCGTGGGGATTTGACGTCCCTGCGCTTATGAAACTAGCACCTTACTGGACACCTAAAGCCAAAGTTACTTGTACAAAAGTGCTATCACAAGTTTTAAACTTCGCAAGATTTTCAACTGAGAGTAAGGACTATCGTAGGTATTTAGCTGTCAGACAGAAAAGACTAGAAAAGGGCGACACTTCTGTAAAAAAAGTTATTCAAGGTTCAGGACATAGTCTTGCTCGCTGGGGTATTTATCTTAGTGATTATAAGGGTGAATTTAATGATTTCTCTCAATTCTCTGAAGAGATGTATGAATACTTAAAGCAAGATGTTAGACTAGGTGCTAAGGTGTATGCAACACTCTTAGACGAGCTTAAAGTGCATATCACTAAGAGTAAGAGCCGTAAGATTCTAGATGCTATTGAAGTTGAGCATCAAATGGAAAGGATTATGACTGAGGAAACTCAGAACGGTTGGAAAATGAATTTAAACGGGCTTTCTGATATTAAGCAGAAGCTTGAAGACAAAATTAAAGAATATTCCGATGAGATTAATCCAAAGCTTCTTGTTTATGTTACTAGCCCTGATATGTCAGGCAAAGCTCTAAATGAACTTAGAGAGCAGATTAAAGAATTAAAAAAGAAAGGCGAGCTAGAGGAAAACTGGCCCGAAGCAAAATATGTCAAGACGGTCTTCACCAAGAAAGGTAAACTTACAGCCCACGTATCCAATTATTTTGAGCTTGATCCTGACACCTCAATTGATTCTAGCCCCGTTCTCGGCCCTTACACTCGTGTCTCTCTTACTCGTGGTGATATCGGTAATACAGATCAGGTCAAGGATTACTTATCTACAATCGGGTGGGAGCCAGATGAATGGAACTGGAAGAGAGACGAAAATGGAAAATTCAACAAGACTTCCTCAAAGCTCACAGAGTCTTCACTTGAGCCACTTGGAAGAGTAGGCGAAGTAATTAATGAGTTTTATACGCTACGTTCACGTCTTAGTATTATTAATGGTTGGGATGAACATATTGACGTTAATAACCGTTTACACGGTGACGTCTTTAATATCGGAACACCTACCTTCAGACAGACCCACAATATCATCGCAAACCTTCCCTCCGGAAGCGCCACACTAGGCCCAGAAATCCGTAGTGCATTTATTGCAGATGAGGGAAAAGTTCTAGTATCTGCTGACTCCGCTGCTTGTCAGTTGAGGCTTCTTGCTCACTTTATGGATGATCCAAAGTTTACTAGAGAGTTGCTTGAAGGTGATGTTCATCAACTAAATGCTGATATTATTGAATGCACACGACCACAAGCTAAAAGATTTATCTTTGCTTATCTTTACGGTGCGGGTGCTCCTAAACTTAGTGGGTATATCGATAAATCAGTAGAAGAAACTAAGAAGTCAATTTCTCGTTATAAGAAGAAGCTACCTAAGTTAGCTAAACTTATCGACAATGTTTCTTCTCAAGTTAGACAGAATGGGTACGTTGTTGGTCTCGATACAAGAAAACTATGCCTAGATGCTTCTGAACAGCACAAAGCTCTTAACTACCTTATTCAAGGTGCAGAGGCTGTAATTATGAAAGCTACTGTTGTAATGATTGATCAGAAACTAAAAGAAGCAAATATTGACTTTAAACATCTGCTATTCTATCACGATGAACATACTGTTGAAGTTCGTGAAGATCAGGCTGAAGAAGCTCGTGGTATTATTATGAAATGCTTTGCAGAAGCACCGAAGGCCTATGGTATCAACATTATGACCTGCGGCGATTGCAAAATTGGTAAAGATTATTACGAAGTACACTAATGGGTGAGTATAATAAAGAAATACGTAACAGAATTAAGCTTTCTGTTGCAGCTTATGCTTATGCGTACAAGAATGAATCTATTATGTCTGACGCAAAGTTTGATGAGCCTTCTAGGGTTCTATCACAAGGAAGTATGATTATGGAAACTAATAAACAGCTACTGGCAATTCTTGACAGCGCAGAAAATCTTCGTCTGCGTACTACGATGTCTCGAAATAACAATATTAAGAGGAAATTGATGGATGCAGCAAATGAAGGACTTAATTACACAAGTTTTCCAGAAGAAACTCTCACTAAAGAAGATATTTTCAGCCTTAAAGAATTGGGCTACACAATTTATCACGTTGTTGCTCCGTTCAGTAAAAAGACCACATATGAAGTTTGTTGGTAAATACTTCTTTAGAGTGTTTACTGCCCTGTCTGTATTAGTTAACGTAGTGTTAGGTGGGCAACTAGGACAAACTTTTTCAGCTAGAAACTGGCAGTGGAAGAAAGATGGTAAGCTAAATCTAGTATGGTTAATTGATTTCTTATGTCTGCCGTTAGAAACAAATCACTGCTCCCACGCTTGGGTGTGGTGGAAAACAAGGAGGTGGTAATGTTCACTGTAGAGTTTGAATCAGATGCTGCTGTCATTCGTTCTCTCGCAGAAGATGATATGCATGAGGATATTGAAATTATTATTGGTGATGATGGAACCGTATTTATACGGCAATGGCAAGACTGGAAGGATGAATACGACGTTTTACACATCAGCTGGCAGCAGCTAATTGATGTTGTTTCAGCTATTAATTCCCCTGAAGGCGCATTCTATAGGAGATAACTATGCGTACTGAAATCTATAACGAACTTGCTCTTCACTTTGTTGAAAATGAAACTACTGATGAGACTCTTTTCACAGGCTTTTCAAGCGAATCTGGTGAAGTTATGAAAGAACGAATGAAAGAAGTTCGCAAAAAGATGGATCGAACAGATGAAATTATTGACGAATGTTCTGATGTTCTATGGTATATTACCGTTATTGCTCATAAACGAGGTAAGACTTTAAAAGATCTGATGGATCATAACATTTCTAAACTTGAGCTTCGTCTTCTTGGAAACAAGGTGTAACATGAAACCTAAATTTAAACACGACTGCGAGGATCGTTCTTGCTGTCGTTTTATTACACACCGCAAGGGTAAAGACATTTATACCTATAATATTGGTCAAGGAATTCTTGTAAGATTTGGAGACGAACCACAAGATAATTTAACTTATGACCTAGAAGTATTAACAAAAATTGGAGTACTTGATGATTGGATTAGTTGACGGTGATGGATTTATTTATTTTGCTTATTGGAAGAAAGATAATCTCACCGCTGCTGTTGCTCACCTTCACGAGCTAATTGATAACGCAAAAAATGAAAACTTTTGTGATTATTTAGCTATTGCGGTGGGAGGCTCTGATAACTGGCGAAATGATTTTTATTGGGGTTACAAGAAGTCAGTAGGTCGTGAGAATTCTCGTAAAACAATGCCTGAATGGTTGCCTGACCTTAAAGCAGAGCTTGCTAATCGTTCAGATGCAATCCTGACAGACAACATTGAGGCAGACGATGTGATTCGAATGTGGGCTGAACAATGTAAGGCGCATAATAAGGATTACATTGTAATTAGTCATGACAAAGATCTTGACTGTATTGAAGGCTTGCACTTTGATCCTCGTAAATGGAGAAACTATCACGTTTCTGAAGAACAATCAGATGTTTCTTATTGGAAACAATTACTTATGGGGGATGGAATTGATAACATTCCAGGAATTAAGGGAATTGGTCCTAAGAAAGCGGATAAGCTGCTTGAAGGGCTTCAAACGCATGAAGAGAGAAGGAGACTTGTTTGCCAAGAGTATTATAAAGTATACGGTAATGAAGGATATGCTAACCTTCTTGCTAATGGCCGTCTTCTTCATATTATGCGGCATGTTAATGATTACTTTAGCTTAAGTAAGGAAGAATATGAAAAAGCCATTAGCTGTTAACGAGTTAGGGCATTGGCAATTTAAAGGAAAACTAGACCATAGTGACTACTTTGGATTTCTCTATGCTATTGAGAATAAAGAAACTGGTCAGTGGTATATCGGTAAAAAGAACTTTTTTATCCGTGGCAAGAAATCATCAAAACAGTATGGTAAAGAACATAGTTGGAGAACATACACTGGATCGTCAGCAGCACTAAATAAAGACATCTCAAAGTACGGTAAAGACAAATTTAACTTCATAATTATTGATCTTTACAAAACTAAAGGTGGTCTTTATTACGCCGAAGCATATACACAAATGTTGCTTGAAGTAATGACTACTTACTTGACTGACGGTAAAACTCCACGGTTTTACAATAGACAAATTGCTGCCATTCGCTTCGTTCCAAAAGAGGAGGTAAGCCTCAAAACAAAACGATTCATAACAAAATTAAAAGGAAAACTTTATGCCTAGTTTAGCAGTTGCTCTTTACATTTCAAGTCTTATCACGATAGGTGCTCAAATACTATCTATGATGTTAGGTTTTCCTCTTATGAATCCTCTAAGTGCTATAATGATTTTTATGTTCTTTCAAGAACTTTCTAAACTCGTAATCCAATTCTCAGGAAGTGAAGATGGGGAAGATAGTAAGTAAAAACCAACCTTGTATTTATTGCGGAAGTAAGGACAATAGACAGGTATATAATGACGGGTGGTCACATTGTTTTACCCCCGGATGCCCAAAGCCACATGTAAACGAGGACACAATGGAAATTGATGACTTAGAAGCGGAGTTTGCTGCTGTAAACGGTAACAAGCAGAAAGCCTCTGGAAGTAAGCTAACTGTTGAAGAGATTTATAACGAGTACCCTTTTGCAGCCGATACAGAACGGCTTATCTCAATCGATGTTATGAAGTATTATGGCTGCAAAGTTGGTTATGATGGTTCTGGCAAGATTAACGAAAAGTTTTATGCCTACAACTTCGATGAAAATAAAGTACCCCAAGCATACA